GCAGGTGAGCGGTTGTTTCGAATAACCCTGCATAACCCTGCATAAAAACCGTAACCCATTGATTTTTAACGGGTTACGGTTTTTCACTTATTCGCCCCGGCTGGCTTTTGCGTAGTCGCCTTGATAGTCCGTCACAAAGTTGACTTTGAATCCCTTAAACACCATCCCCGCCATGGTTTTTTTCTTATCAAAAATCCTCTCCAGCCGCTGGCTAAAGTCTTTGTTGCTTTGCGCGTGCTCGCCTTGTCGAGACTTGAATTGTGAAAAGCTCGCATACGCTTCAGCGGACGGACACTGAAAGCCCGGCCCCCGTGTGCAGCAGGCTTCAATCCATAGCTCTAAATCATTCTGCTCGGCCATGTAGTCATTGCTGGCGGCGGTGACACTCTTGGGTATTGCCAGGCCACTGGCGGCCCATTTAACAGCCCCATCAATCGCCCATTGCAAAATGCCGGGATACTCTTTTTTGAGTTTTGACGGGAGGTTGTTGTCACGCCTTGCGCCTTCAAATCTTTGATTGAATGGCACCAGTACCATGCGGCGCACCATTGCAAAATCGTCTCCCTTCAGTCGTGGCCTACTGTTGCCAGCAATGACGTGTTTGTGAGTGATGTCAAAGGTAATATCGTTTTCACGCATGAAATTTGCCGTCAGGGTTTTGTTACCCGTCATCTCTTTGAGTTGCGCCTCGGCCCAATGTGCCCCTTGCTCAATCTCGCTCGATATTGCAAGTCTCACGCCCATGAGTGCAGCAAGTCGCTGGCGATGCCCTTCATGCTTCTGATTCATAAGTACGCTGCTTGGTAGTGCGTGACCGTACACGCCTGCAATGTCGCTCAATGCATCCAGAAAAACATTTTTGCCATTCGCTCCACTGCCATGCAAAAAGAAAAGTTTCTGTTCGGTGGTTGAACCAGTCAGGCAGTACCCGGCCATACGCTGCATAAATTCAACCATCTCTAAGTCTCCATCGAAAACCTCGATCATGAATTTATCCCACAGCGGCGTTTTCATTGCGCTCGGTGCGGCCCCCGCCACTTTTAAAAACAGCAGTCCATCACGGCTAACCGGCCTTCCAGTTTCTAAGTCGATAGCCTCGCCACGGGTGTTAAGAATCATCGGGTGCGAGTCCCATTCTTTGTCATCAGTAACAATGCCTGCATCACTGCGCGACAAGCTCAGAATGGCGTTTGTGGTGTTTGCCGCGCAGATTTTTTGCTGAATCTTTTCGTCACTGAATGCGCTTGCTGTCTCGCGGCATACCGCTTTTGCCATCGTGTAGCGAGTCAACGACTTATCTCTAACCCAGTGCGATCCGGTGTTTGTCAGCCAGTCCAGTCCATCAGTCCAGCGCAATTTCCCAAGTGCTTTTTGAGTCAGCACCTCGGACATTTGCATTTGAGTTCCGAACGGCAATTCAATGTCATCGTCACTGTCAGGCGATTTGAATTGAGCATTGCCGCCATACGGCTCATGATTCCCCACATCAGCCCCAGGCGGCTCCCATGGCTTGCCTTTGAATGCGCTGCTAACTGCTTCAACTTCAGGTGGTAAAGAATAGCTCATGCTGCCTCCCCGGCGGTATCGTTAATGTCGTTTTGATCTTGGTAGCTGACTTCGACGTAGCGGCCAGCTTTGTGCCACCTTGCAGCGCAAGTGCCAGCCGCATCAATGCCGGCCGTGTCGTTGTCGCGCGCTATGAAAATTTGAGTTATTCCAGCCAGCACGGGAAACGCTTTCAGGTGGCCAGCGTCGATAAGGCTCCACGTTGGTTGCACCGCATGGGCCAAACTCAAGGCGGTTTCGATGCCTTCGGCAACGCCCAACGTGTCACACACATCTTCATCCGGCCAGAGCTTGATACAGCCGCCAGCAATGGCATGGTTGCCCAAAAGCAGGCGCGGCGGGTCGACGTCAGCTTTTCCAACTTCGGTAATCCATGTCCGGTGCAAACTCAGCGGCTCATTCGTATGAATGTCGGTAATCAGTGCCACCAGCGCCGGCCCGGTGTAGCCACTCGGATGTTTGAGTGCCGGATGCCAGCGCAGATCACCATAGGCAGGCGGCAGGACGCAGCGGCGTGCCACCAGATAGGCTTCAGCCACGCCAGACAGCTCGCGGGTTGACTCCCATAGCCTGCGGCCCCATTCGCTTAACGTGGTGCGTTTTGGCTCGTTTTGACGTTGCGGCTTAATACATGGCGCACGGCGAACAGCATTGTGTTTTGTGTGAAACGTCTCAACAGCGTTGCAGCGAAAGCAGTGCAGCACCGCCCCTGCTGCATCAACCTTGAGTCCAGCGGTTTTGTCACGCTGGTTGCGGCCGCAATGCGGACAAGTCAGGCGATATTCGCCGATTGCATAGTCTTGCCAGTCGAAAGCGGGCGCAGCTAATCCCGAGGCAGTAGCCCCGTAATGTTGGCCGGCCATGACTTACAGACTATCAACAAAAGCCAGCAGATCGGACTCGCGCCAGACTGGTTTAGCAGTCGATACGTAAATGGGTTTGGGGTAGCGGCCCTTTTTGACACCCTTCAGAAAGGTGATACGGCTGATTTTCAGCAACTTATGTGCCTCATCAGTAACGTACAGGCGCGGGAATGTAGCCGGTGTTTCGGCAGGTGTGGGTTGGCTGAATTGAAGCAATTTGAGCTTTCTAAACGATTTATGAACCGTTTGCGCTCAACAACAACCCACAAAAAAACAGTATTTTTTCAGCCATTAGCTTCATGGGCTTTCGGACTGGGTTACACTACTAACCGCTTTCTAAACGATCTGTTTGATGTGTAACCTGTGCATTTTTGGGTTGCTGTTGAACTGCAAACTAGCCACTTTGCCAGGTGGCTTTTTTGTGTCTAAAAATTAAGACGCTTGGATTATATGACATTGAATGAACAATAGTGTTGTTTTGAACAGTGCCCTTCAATATCACAAAATTGGCACAAAACACAATGGATTTGAGATTAAAGTTTCAGCGTCAATCCGGCACTTCACGGATTAAATTTTCATTGTCCACGCTTCCAATCGGCCAATGATCCGCGTCACATCATTATTGAGCGTTGTCAGATTGACATAGAGTTTTTCACCGCCTAAAGCAGTTTCAAGCACCGTGCCTAACCGTTGGTCACCTCGGTGGTCAATGGCTAGCAGGTAGCCACCATCAACAGGCGTTGCGGTGAAGGTGTCAATCAGGTCAAGGCCGTAATACTCTCTTGCTTTTGCTAGTTTCATGTAACACCTCGTTGTTTGTGGTGTTTCATTGTACGTGTTTCACGTGAAACATTAAAATGTTTTGTGTGTTTTTTCAGCACCAGCGTGGTGCATGGCACTTAACATAACGCCACTCGTATGAAGTCGGCCCGTGTCGGCGTGGTATCTGAACCATCCGGCAAATCGGACACGGTGTCCGATTTGGCAATGCGCAAAGGCTAACCCCGACACATCAGCACCAGTTCACGCCGGGCGCTTCGGTAGTCAACGACAGATTGAATGTTGTACGTCCGGCCATCGTGCAGCACCCTATCTGCGCTTGTAATATCGTTTCTGTAACGTATCCTGATTTTGACAATCAATTCAGCTTGCAGCGCACCAGCACCGACGAACTCCCGGCCCGCTTGAGGCTCTACAGCAGCCCAGACGGTGCCCAACGTCACCCAGGACGTGACAGGCTGGCCTATCTCGTCTTGGCCAGTTTGCAGGCGGGAAAACGTCACCCTTTGATCAAGCTCGCCGGGATTCATGCCGTCATTACCCGGTAAGGTTGCAACAGGCGCTCAAAGGTGTCGTTACGGTGTAACGGGCGCTCGGTGCTGGCAGAGCGGTTTTCATACAGGTCAGCCACCAACAACATGGCAGCGGCTTTGACGGGCGCGGGCGCGGTGGTGTCGAGCACCAGAGTGCTGTTGTCCAGGTGACTGGCCACGGCAGCGGTGGCGGTGGCCATCAAGCCCTCGATAAGATCGTCTTCGGTGGTGGCGTCCACCCGCAGGTGTAATTTCACATCGTCCAGGTCAAGCATCTTTGCTCCTTAAAAAATAGGTGCCAGCCACAGGGCGAAAGGTTCGAGACACGCAACGTCTTTGCAGCATCTCGCTGCTCAAACATTGCGCCGATTGGCTCCCTTGCTGGCAGTCGGTGTTTTGCTGAAACGCGGCACTGTCCGACAAATCCGCGTCCTGCTTTATCCGCTTGCGCGGCCCCGTCAGGCTCGGGTGCAAAGCCTCTTGCGAGGTCAGATAAATGTGAAGGTGCCGCTTGCATAGGCGTCTTCCTGCTCGATGGCTTGGGCAGCAGCACCGAAAGCGTTAGACATTGCCGCCAGGCCGTCTATGCGGCCCGTAGCGCGTCCTTTGTCCAGCTTGCGGCCACCAGCAGGGTCTTTAACAATAATTGCGTTAGCGGCGCACATAGTCAGCACAGGATGCCCGCCATGATTCACTCGGGCGTTGAGTAGCTCGGCTTCCAGTGCGTCCAGGCACACCGATTGATCTTTGAAACCTTGGCCCATAGGCACCAGCGGCAAATCAGAACCGATCTTGTCCAGCTCTTTTTTGAGTAGGTCAATGCGCCACCTATCAAACGCCACAGCTTGCACATTCAGGCCGGACAGAATCGCGGCCATGTCGGTGGCGACAAACTCGTAATCAATCGTTGCCCCAGGTGTCGAATGCAAGTAGCCTTGTCTGTGCCATGTTGAGTAAGGTGCGCGGTCACGCTTGCTGCGGTCTTCCAGGCCGGTCTCTGGTGTCCAAAAGTGCGGCACTACCTGCCATTGGCCAGCGACTTTGCCGATAAGCACCAAGGCGGTTAAGTCGGTGCGGGCGCTCAAATCCAAGCCACAGTAAACAGGCGCGTCACCAAAGGGCAGCACTTGGCCAGCGCAGGACTGCCACACCGATGGCGATATGAAGGGTGAAACCGTAGAAATTACTTGGTTGAGTAGCAGGTTGCGCGCGCTAGATTCCATTGCCGGGAGGCGTGCCGCTTGCGTTAGCTGGTCGCGCAGGTCATCAAGGCTTCTGAAAATGCCCAGCGCCGGGTTTGCCGCATACCATGCTGATTCGTCCATCAGGTCGCAGCCTTCGGGCGCGGAATATACGTGGCTTACTATTTTTGGATCACCGCTTGTTTTGGCGTCTTGTATCCACTGCTCAAACAGATCAGCAGCGTTGCTTGCGCGTGTGGAGATTGCGATCAGCAGCGGATCAGAATATGCGCCTTGGCTTGTTTCGAGGCTTGATACAAAATCAGATTGCGGCCCACGTATTTGGCCGATTTCGTCAATCAACACGAGGGAATAACTGCCACCCATAGCGGTCTTGCCGTCAGCAGCCAGCGCCTTAAATTCGACATTCAAGGGCAGGCCCAGCAGTCGTTTGCCGCTTGGGAAAACTTTCACCAGCTTCGACAACGTGGGCGACAACTGGCACATTTTTGATGCGGCGTTGAAGATCAGCGATGCCTGTTCACGAGACATTGCACCAGCGCAGAGACTTGAATTCTGTTTTGCTAGTGGCCCCACCAAATTAGCCAAAAGGATGCCCGCGGTCAAAGTTGACTTGCCCGACTTGCGGCCCACACTGAGGATTGCGCGGCGCGTGCCGGCCGGATTGTCAAAGACAGCACGGAGAAACTTTTTCTGAAATTCAGCCAGCACAATGGGCTTACCCACGTGAACACCCTCAGGCGTGACACAGTGCCGCTCGATAAACAGTATTACCTTTTCACCAAGTGTCATACGGTAAAGCAGTTGACGCGCTCGATTGTGCGCAGCGTCGGTATCAGGTCGTCGTCTTCGGCTTGGGCAGCTTGCTTTTCAAGGGCCAGGGCTTTGACAGAATCAGCACTGCGGCCCACTGTGCTGGCGGCGTGAACGTGCAGGGCGCGTGCCAGGCTCACCACGCGCTTGGTCAACACCTCCACCAGGTTCGCGGCTGGATTCAGTTTGCCGTCTTCCATCACATAGCCGTTTTCATTCAGGATTTTTTGCAGGAACTCAATGTCGTTTTGCGAGCGTGCCAGGTTTGCCGCCGTGCAAAGGTCGATTGCCGTCCAGGTGTCGCGGGCGCGGCTTGTGACAATGGCATCCCAAAACGGGCGGTCACTTTTTCTCAGCGTCACATGCTTGGGCGGGTCGAGCGGGCCAAGTGCCACAGCTTGCACGGCACGCACAGCAGCAGCGGCGCTATCACTTCGATTGCGTTTGGGTGTTGTTTTCATGCTACAGTTTTGCAGTTAGCGTTGAAAGAAGGGTAGACAGTCGGTCTAGCCCCCTCGGTTGCTGGCGATTTTTCAATCACAGTGCCATCCCTCCCCGCCAGATCAGCGCCAGTTGCGTTATTCCAATGGTGGTAAGGGTCCAGTGGCGTGCCATCACTTGCGCAGCCCATACGCACGTTATGGCCCATGTCACGCATGGTTTTCTTACTATGGCAAGAGTGGCACAGTGGAACCAGATTCACCAGGTCGTTGTTGCTCGGGTCGTTGTCCCGGTGGTCAAGGTCGGTAGCCACAGTCGTCTTCCCCTGCGCAGTGCAGTGCCGGCAGAGTGGCTCACTGGCGAGCACAGAGCGGCGTAGCTTCCTCCATGCGTTTGACGTGAGCGGCAGCGTGCGCCCGTTGTCTGCCTTGCTGACACGCTTGGTAGGCTTATGCGGGTACGTTGGCAACATCATCAATTCCTTCAACCGTTGGGAGGTCTTCCAGGCGGCGTATCTCAGATTTGAGTAGCCATCCGTTTTGCACACCGCTTGCATAAAAAGATGCGCGTCCAGCAGAATCAGCCCTCAAGAAAGCATCAGCACTGTGTTGCGCAAAATAGATTCGTGCCCCGGCAGGTGTCAGCAGTTGGCGTGCAATGGCTTGCTCCCAGGCGGCCATGATGCGGCCCAGCGAGTGCGTCACATACCATTGGCCCATTGCTACGCTATTTGAATAATTCGCATGAGACAAATCGCCCAGCAAAATAGGTGGCACTTTGAAAATCCTTGCCACCTCTTCCACACTGAACCGGCGACTTGCCACAAAATCAGCGTCTTCTAAACTCATCTGCAGCGGTTGAAACTCCACGCCACTTTCCAAAATTGCAGTGCGGCCATAGTTGCCTGAACCAGCGTGTTGACTATTCCAGCTTGCCGATAAACCGGCCTTTTGCTCTGCGGTCAACCGTCCGGCCATTTTCAAAACACCGCTTAATTTGGTGCCGTTTTGAAAGGTCGTTATGCCGTGTCCGGCTTCGGCCAATGCCAGCTCGATAGCTGCTTTGCTTGCTTGAATAGGACTGATGCCGATCAGTGGGTCAGCACCGGCACGATGGCGCAAGTGAAAGATTTCGCTTGGCAGGTAGCGAGTCACCACACCGTCACGGCTGGTCACTTCGTATCCGCCGATAACGTCACCCTTGCGTAGCACTTGCACACTGGTGGGCATCAGCGGATGCAATGCCTTAACCTGCCCATCACTTCCTCTCTCGACACGAGCATAGCCATTGCCGTAAAGCAAAATGCAGCTCGTAAGCCACTCGCGCAACTCTACGGCGCTTTGGTAGTCACTGGGTGCATGGTGCAACACGCCATATAGGCTATGGTCTGTAGCCTTTTCGCGATCTTGGCCGATACGCCGATACAGGTGCAATGGCAGCGAACCGATTGATTCAGATAGCACCGACACTGCGGCGTAACAGGCAGCAACAGATTGCGCTGATTCAGGATTGACAGCGGCACCACTGCGCAGAACACCGAAGTTTTCCCAATAGCTGTCACCATTGGCCCGCTTCTCAAAGCCCAAGCTGTTGGCAATGCGAGTGAGTATGCTCATACGGTCTCCACCCACAAACGGCGCAAAATGCTTGCACCATCATCCGGGTCAATGCTTGGTGGCAGATCCTCCCAAAACGAAGGGCGATTGCGCAAACTGACTTCGGTCTGGCTGTAGGCGGGCCAGCTCTGAACCACGCTAATCTCATGCAGCTCCACACTGCGCAGCTCGCGGGTGTTGCCCTCCCAGGCTTCATCAGTTGCGACAAAACCAAACGACATACCGCCCAAGTCGCCACGCTTGGCCAACTCCACCAGGTCACGCCCGGCGGCAGTGTCCGGCAGTTGCAAGCTGAACTGAAGACCTTTTGAGTCTTGTCTCAATTGCAAAGTGCCGGACTTGGTGCGGCCCAGCACGGCAGATTGATTGTGGTCTGCCAGTGCCAGCACGTCACGCCCGCTTGCCAGTGTTGCCGTGAACGCACCTTCTTTGATGCGCTCGGTGAATCCGCCGATGGCCGTATCGTTGCCAAAGGTCGCGGCGTAGCCGGTCAAGGTGCGGCCGCTGGCAGTGACACCAGCGGTAGCCCGGCGCTCGATTGTGGGTGCGCTCATGGCCGTTTAAATGGTGATGTCGTCAGCCACCACAAACGCCTCGGGGTGGCGCACTGCAATATCCAGCGTGGCCATTGCGCGAAGCAAAATGTTGCCTTTTGAGTAGGCGGTCTCGCTGAATGGATTCACCAAAATGTCGATTTCTGACCAGATGCCCAGCATGACTTGGCTCCAGTCACCAGCGATAAGTTTGCCGGTGTTAGGCGAACCAGTTTTCTCTGCAACTTGGTTGCTGAAATACACGGGCAGATCAGCCATGCGGCCACCTTCCATCAAGTAACCAGCAATGCCGGTAGCCTTGAGCGTGCCTTGCAGCTTGGCCTTGACTTTCATGCTGGCAACGATGCTGGCGGCGCTGGTGTTGGCAATGTCCAGCTTTTGCAGCATAGCCAGCACGTTTGCCCAGCTCAGGGTAGCCAGGCTCGCGGTTTGAATGCCCACCGTGGACAGTACGCCGGTTGGCTCGTTTGCACCTCCACCCAGAATCAAGGCAGAGTCAATTGCTTGGGCAAGCATGTAGCTCAGGTCGTTGCGCACCAGCGTTTCAATGTCCGGGCTTGACTGCTGAATCAACTGGCGTGACGCTTCAACCATGCCCCCGGCGTGCTTCGGTGAAAGCGACACACTGCCAAAACTCATGTCACTGGCCGTCAACGCTGAATTTTCAGCCACCCATCCGGCAGTGGTGCCGGTGGCGTGCTTAGGAATGCTCAGATTGCCAGTCAGGCCCGACAAGACACGGACTCCCAGGCGGCGTGCCAGCAGCGCATTGCGAAAAGGCTCAATGTACTGGTCTGCGCGGTTGTTGGTAGCCACCAGGTATCCGCCGGCCGTGTCGGTGCCAGCGGTTTGAACACGTTGCTCAAGAGCGGCCATCGGGATAAACACACCTTGGGCTTTGCGTCCAGTGCGGCGCTCGGACTCTTGGTGCGATTCAAGGGCAGCACCGCTCAAACTGCGGCCTTCCATTTGGCAGCGGATAACGTCCAGCACATTGACAACACCATGCAAGGCATTCAAAGGCTTGTCAGCAGCAGCACCCAGCGAACGGCGCTCGGCATCTTCAACAAACTGCGCCCGTGCCTCTGCGGCTTCCAGGCTGGTGACTTCGGCCTTGAGTGCGTCGAACTGGCTTTGCTCAGGTTGGGTAAGACTGCGGCCCTCAGCAGTATTCAGCAGTTGACGCATGGCGGCCACCTTGGCGGCCCGGGTTTCACGGATTTGTGCGATTGTTGACATTGGTTTGTTTCCTATAGGATTTGCAACTCAGTTGCGTTAGTGTGTACACGGGCGGGTTGTACCACAGTTTTGCAACTAATGCAACTCAGTTGCGTTATTGCTTTTGGCGTAAAAAAGCCCACTCGGTTGGTGGGCAGTAGATGCGCCGTGTTTTCGGCCGATCACAGTTTGTGGGCGGGATGGCTCAGATTTGAATCATCTTTTAAATTCCGTCTGTTCCCGTCTGTTCCCGTCTGTTCCCGTCTGTTCCCGGTTATCTCGGAACGGACAGACCGGATATCAATATTTCATTGATTCCGTCTGTTCCCAACATTTATTCCTTAGGGAACAGACGGAATGGGAACAGACGGAATTTGACAAAATCAGGCTTCCGTCACCTTTGAGGCATCCTCCACCTCGGGAACAGACGGAATTGGCGGCTTGCACCAGCTTTTAGGGATAACCAGCTTGTCTACTGGCAGACTGCCATCAGCCAACACCGCCTCATGCTCCTCAGTTGTGAAGCCGATCAGGAAGGCGGCGCGCTTGCTGTTGGTGCGATCCTTTGCCGGAACTGCCACCTCATACAGCCATCTCTCGGAAATAAGGTTCTCAGTCATTGCCACCACATCAGACACTTTGCGTTTGATCTTGGCTCGTACCCCTGCCCTATTGAGCGGATTCCCGGATATCCACGCCGTCTGTACGATGTCGCGGATTTCTTGGCGTAAGCTGGCCTCCTCCTCTTGGCGATGCTTGTCTGCGGCGTTTTCTGCGGCTTCTTTGCGAGTCTGTTGTGGTGGTGCAGCGATGCCCCAGCGCAGTAGCACGGTTTCCATGTAGCCATATTCGTCCGGCTCCACGGTTTGCGCGGTGTGGCTGGTTATCTCAAGCTCAGGCCACCTAGATTCAAACCGGGTTTTTCCTTGGACAAAAAAGCGGCTTTCACCCTCTCGGACAAGAAACATCGTTTGATTGGCGTCACCCTCTATGGCACTTGCGCCCCGGCTTGTCAGCCCCTGCACGTCAGAGCGGCTCAGATTCGCCTTGGCAACATGGCCGATCAACCAGACCGGCAGGCGGTCAAACCCCTGCTTCAGTGAAGCCATCATTGCACTGGCTTCGCTGTTGTCGTTTTCGCTTTCAACTGCCAGAACTGCGGACTTGGTGTCCAGAACTACCAATGGCAGAACGTCCACGCCAGACACGGTGCGAGTGAACTGTTCTCGGTAGGCGGTGCCGACACTGGCGACATAAGCCGGATCAAGCCGGACAGCTTCAACCAGGTGCAGCCGCTCGCGCACATCATCCATGCTGATTCCGAGATTGCTGTGCAGCACAATTCCGGCAATGATGCGTTTGGCTTGCTCCACGTCCTCGCTCACATATATGACGTGCCGCCAATTCCTTGGCATCATCATGTCATCACCATGAAGACCGGCAGCGGTCATTGCCAGCGGCAGCAGAGCGGTCGTTTTACCAACACCATGTGCCCCGGCAATGACAGTAACCCCATGTCCAATGAAGCCAGGGATAACCCAGCGCGGCGGTCGTGTCTTGCCGTCAAGGTCAACGAACCTTGCCAGCGGGTGAACCTTTTTCACCTCGTCGTTTGCGGCTTCTGCCTCTTGTTGAGGTGCGGCGTGTTTGGTGAACACCATTGATTCAGCCATTATTTTTTGGATTACTGCTTGTTCAGGCCGCATGGATAACCTCGTCGTTTAGGTCGTTGTTTTGGTTTTGAGTGACCGTTACAAGGCGGTCAGAGTCAGCCCAGCGCAGAGCACAGGCGTTGGCGGCGTCGATCCCCGCTTTGTCGTTGTCGCGGGCGATATACAGCTCAGTGATGCCGTTGAGCACCGGTAACTTGCCAATGTGTCCGGCGTCGATACAGCTCCACACTGGCTGAACGCACCAGGCCAGGCTCAAGGCGGTTTCAACGCCCTCGGCAATACCAAGTACATGGTTAACGTCTTCGGCTGGCCACAGCTTGATAACGCCGTTGCGGGTGGTGTGGTTGGCCAGTGGCAGGCGCGGCGTTTTCAGATCCGCTTTTCCGGTGGCGGTGATCCACGTCCGGTGCAGGCTCAGTGCCTGATTGGTGTTGACGTCAGTGATCAGCCCCACCAGCGCGGCCCCGACATACCCGCTCGGATGCTTCAGTGCTGGGTGCCAGCGCAGATCCCCATAGACAGGCGGGACAACACAGTGCCGGTGCTCCAGATAGGCCACAGCCACGCCCGATAGCTCTTGCGTGCTCGCCCACAGATCCCGGCCCCAATCGCTCAGGGTGGTGTGTTTCTGGGTGTTGGGCCGATGCGGTTTGATGCAAGGCTGGCGGCGCATAACGCTACGCTTCAGGCGAAAGGTCTCCACGTAGCCACAGCGGAAACAATGCGCCACAGCGCCGTCTTGCCTCACGTTGAGGCCCAGCGTCTTGTCATGTTTGCCGCGTCCACACGCGGTGCAGGTCAGGCGGTGCTCGCCGTCGTCGTAGTCTTGCCAGTCAAAGGGCGCGACTGATCCCGGCATAGCGCCGTGCAATATGGTTCCCATGATGCAGCCAGATCAAAGACTGGAGATCAGGTTTTCAATGTCTGCTTTGCGCCACACAGGGCGGCGCGGCGTAAGGCGTACAGGCGCAGGAAAGCGGCCAGCCTTAACCCCGGCGTGCCAGGTGGGTTTGCTTATCTCCAGCGCGGCGCAGATGGCGTCGAGCTTGACGAAGTTGTCAGAGAATTGTGTAAGTTTTGCGCCGGTTGCGGCGGTGGTGTGGGTCATCGAAGTCTTTCAAAACATGTTGAAAAAACTCAAAACCCACCAAAAAGGCACGTTTACCGTACGGTGAAAATTTTCACTTTTGTGATTAGAGAAACCTAATCCGGTTTACACTGTGAGGCTAGAACCCTTCCTAGAGTCTTTACCCCGCCTTCTCGGTGGTGCTTGATGCCCGCGATTCCCGTCGTGGGCATTTTGCATTTTGAGGCTCGCTGTAATCAGCGAACTTTCGTATTCTAGCTGGCACAAGTGTTGTCTATACCCTAGATATATGGTCGCGAACTGTAAATAAACACATATTTAGCGTTTGTGGCGCGAATTTCTCTTAATTTGGCTCGGGATAGATAGCTTCGCTGTACTCAAGGCCAGCGCCTTGGGCTTCGTCCTCCACGTCTTCCGGCGCAGAGCAGCCAGCCACGCCAGCCAGCTCCACGCCGTCTTCGTCCAGCAGTTGCCCAGCCCATTGGCCGCTCGGTGCTTGGTAGATTTTGAGTGTTGCCATCATCAGCCCCTTTATTTGATGACGTAATCATATCATTACATCTTCATATCTTCATTATTACTTGTTCAGGTATTCCATCATGGCGGCTTCAATCATGTCGGTCATGGTCATGTTGCGGTCAATTCCAGCCCGCTTCCAGGTGTTGCGCAGGGATGGGGCAATGTTCAGATTCAGCCGAACAGGTGTTTCTTTTGTGACTTCAGCCACTGGCACGGATGGCCGAACGTCTTCGGTCTTCTTCGTTTTGATGGTCAAGGGTTTAGCCATTGCGCTGTTTCCATTTCTTTGATGATGTTGAGAATTTCTGTTTTGGCCGATGTGTCGTTCATGTCCAGGACAGACAACCCAGCGGCCATAGCGTTGGCAAAAACAACCCGGTTGCCGATGGTGGTCGTTAGCTGTTCGATGCCCTCGTAATCGTTCCATGCGCCTTCAATGATGGTTTTTGATATGGTGGTGTTGCCGCTGGCCCGGTTGACCAGGAAGGCGGCTTCCACCTCCCCACCAATGGCTCGTTTGGCTTGGATAAGCTTCACAGCAGCAGCACTAGCCCACACGTCAGCCGCGCTCGGTTGAATGACAACCAAGGCAACATGCGCGGCCCGGATGATGGCGGCGGCCATGCTCTCAGCCTTTGCGGGTGCGTCGATCACCACAATGTCAGCCAGTACGCCGGCCAACGAACTGGCGAGCATCTGAGGCCGGTCTATAGCGAGAACAGGCGGTAGGTCAGCATCATCAGGACTTGCGGCCCTCCAGTCGCGTGCCGTGCCTTGCGGGTCAGCGTCGATCAGGACAACACGTTTACCTTGTCGGTGCAGTGCCGTCGCTAGGTTGGTGGCCAGCGTTGTTTTGCCGGTGCCGCCTTTTTCATTGATGACTGCTAGTATCTTCATGTAATGATGCCTTTATGCCTTCACGTAAGTATAGGCTTAAATCTTCATCACTTTTTGCGGCTTGTGACATCCTGTTTTGATAGCGGTTTTGGCTTTACATAACGCTGCATGTCTCTACTACAGCCCTCGCGTGCGCGGCGTCACCGAAAAGGTGAAGGGCTTCCTGTTTTAAATACGGGGTCAGCCCTCGCGCGCGCGGCGTCACCTATCTTGCAAACTTGTTCGCTCAAGCGAACAAGGGTCAGCCCTCGCGCGCGCGGCGTCACCCCTTACACATCAGCACCAGCTCTCGGCGGGCGCTTCGGTAGTCGATCACCGATTGAATGTCATAGACCCGGCCATCGTGAATAACGCGGTCGCCAGACGTGATGCCAGGGCGGTGCCTGATTCTGATTTTGGTTGTCAGCTCAGACTGTGCAGCACCAGCCGCAACGAACTCACGGCCCGCTTGCGGCTCTACAGCAGCCCAGACGGTGCCCAACGTCACCCAGGACGTGACAGGCTGGCCTATCTCGTCTTGGCCAGTTTGCAGGCGGGAAAACGTCACCCTTTGATCAAGCTCGCCGGGATTCATGCCGTCATTACCCGGTAAGGTTGCAACAGGCGCTCAAAGGTGTCGTTACGGTGTAACGGGCGCTCGGTGCTGGCAGAGCGGTTTTCGTACAGGTCAGCCACCAACAACATGGCAGCGGCTTTGACGGGCGCGGGCGCGGTGGTGTCGAGCACTAGAGTGCTGTTGTCCAGGTGGCTGGCCACGGCAGCGGTGGCGGTGGCCATCAAGCCCTCGATAAGATCGTCTTCGGTGGTGGCGTCCACCCGCAGGTGAAGTCTCACATCGTCCAGGTCAAGCATCTTTGCTCCTTAAAAAATAGGTGCCAGCCACAGGGCGAAAGGTTCGAGACACGCAACGTCTTTGCAGCATCTCGCTGCTCAAACATTGCGCCGATTGGCTCCCTTGCTGGCAGTCGGTGTTTTGCTGAAACGCGGCACTGTCCGACAAATCCGCGTCCTGCTTTATCCGCTTGCGCGGCCCCGTCAGGCTCGGGTGCAAAGCCTCTTGCGAGGTCAGATAAATGTGAAGGTGCCGCTTGCATAGGCGTCTTCCTGCTCGATGGCTTGGGCAGCAGCACCAAAGGCGTTAGCCAGTGCCGCCAATGGGTCTATTCGGCCCGTGGCGCGGTTTTTGGACAGCTTGCGCCCACCAGCCGCGTCACGCTCAATAACGGCATTGGCAGCAGCCATTTGCAGAACAGGGTGCCCGCCATGCGCGACACGTCCATTCAGCAGCTCAGCTTCCATCATGTCCAGGCACACCGATTGATCTTTGAAGCCTTGTCCCATTGGCACCAGTGGCACGTCACAGCCAATCTTCGACAACTCTTTTTTCAAAATGTCGATTCGCCAGCGGTCGAATGCCACGCACTGAACATTCAAGCCGGACAAGATAGCGGCCATGTCTTGCGCGACATATTCATAATCGACAGAACTGCCGGGCGTGCTGTGCAGATAGCCTTGTCGGTGCCAGGTCGAGTAAGGTGCCCGGTCTCGCTTGCTGCGGTCTTCAATGCCTTGCTCAGGCGTCCAGGCGTGAGTGACAACATGCCACACCCCGGCGATTTTTGCCATCAAAACCAAAGCTGTCAGATCAACCCGGGCGCTCAAGTCCAATCCGGCAAAAACTGGCGTATCAGGGCCAAAGGGCAGGACGGCCCCGGCACAGCTTTGCCAGACGGTTGGACTGATAAATGGGCTCACCGTGCTGATTCGCTGATTCAGCAGCAGATTACGAGCGCTGTTTTCCATCGAGGGCATACGCTGCGCTTGCGTCAGTTGCTCCCTCAAATCGTCCAGGCTTCGGAATATGCCCAGGGCAGGGTTTGCAGCGGCCCAGGCGCTTTCGTCCAGCAGGTCACAGTCAGCAGGTGCAGCATAGATTCGGCTCACAATCCGTGGGTCTTTGCTGCGCTCAGCGTCATCTAGCCACTGACTAAACAAGTCGCCATCGTTGGCAGCTTGGGTACTGATTGCGATCAACAGCGGATCCGCGTGAGCACCTTGACTCGTTGCCAAAGCTGATACGAAGTCTGATTCAGGCCCGCGTATCTGCCCGATCTCATCAATCAGCACCAGCACAGGCGATAACCCTTGAGCGGTTTTGCCGTCTGCTGCCAAAGCCTTGAACTCAGTATTGAGTGGCAGCCCGATCAGCCGCTTACCGCTTGGGACAATGCGCACTGCGGCCGATAGTCGCGGCGACAGTTGCACCATTTTTGCAGCAGCATTGAAAATTAACGCGGCTTGGTCTCGGCTCATGGCCCCGGCGACTAGCTGGCTGTTTTGCTTCGCTTCCGGCCCCACCAGGTGTGCAAGCAGGATGCCACTACACAAAATTGACTTGCCGTTTTTTCTGGCAATGCTCAGCAGGGCGCGGCGGGTACCGGCCCGGTTGTCATAAATCGCCCGTATGAACTCTTTTTGAAACTCAGCCAGGACAATGGGCTTGCCCACGTGTTGCCCTTCAGGCGCAAGGCAGTAGGTCTCGATAAACCGAATTACCTTCTCTGCGCGGGTCATCAGACAGCTCTCAGTGTCGGTATCAGGTCATCAAAATCAGCGGCCGCGTTGCGCTCGTTGGCAAGTGCCTTCTTGCCGTCGCGTGATTCGCCCACGGTAGCTTCAGCATGAACGTGCAGACACCGTGCCATTGCAATGGTGCGCTTGGTCAAGGTTTCGATCAGGGCAGCGAGCGGGTTGGCTTTGCCTTCAAAGGTGTAGCCTTCTTTGTCTAGCTGCTGCTGGAGGCGCTCAACGTCAGCGAGCGATCTTGCCATGTTGCCAGCTTGCACGAGGTCAACCATCGTCCAGGTGTCGCGGGCGCGTGCCGTCATGATCGAATCCCAGTACGGCAAGTCGCCAGGGCGCAGACAAACATGATCCGGCGGTGGCAATGGCCCCAGCGCGACAGCTTGCACGGCCCGGACAGCAGCACTGGCAGAATCAGAACGATTGCGTTTTGATGCCGTTTTCATATCTCAGCCTTTCGGGTTAGCGTTAAAACAAGGGAGTACAGACGGTCTGTGGCCCTCAGTTGCTGGTGATTTTTCGCCCACATCACCGACAGGACGCACCAGGACGGGCGCTGTTGCGTTATTCCAGCCGTGGGCAGGGTCTAGTGGCGTGCCGTCGATTGCGCAGCCGTAGCGCGGCTTCCCGCCCTTGTCTGCGGCAGTGTGTTTGCTATGGCAACTTGCGCAAAGGCCGATTAAGTTTGATCTGCTGTTGTCATTTTTATCATCATTTTTGTGGTGAACTTGAGTAGCAGGCTCAACAATGCCACGCGCTTGGCACTCAGGGCAGAGCGGCTGCTCAGACAACACCATTGCCCGCAGCTTCTTCCAGGCAGCATGATTGAGCGGCAGCAGTCGCCCATTCTTCGCCTTGATCCAGCGTGCCGTTTTGATTTCTTCCAGCTTAAGCCACGGCTTTGACATCATCAATCCCTTCGATGGTTGGCAAGTCTTCCAGGCGGCGTACCTCGCTTTTGAGTAGCCATCCAGACTCAATACCCGACTTGTAAAAAGATGCACGGCCAGCGCTATCGGCTCTCAAAAAGCCATCGGCGCTATGCTGTGCAAAATAGGTGCGTGCCCCGGCTGGTGTCAGCAGTTGACGACTGATGCCCTGCTCCCATGCGGCCATGTACCGGCCCAATGAGTGAGTGAGAAACCAGCGATTCATCTCAACAGAATTTGAGTAATTTGCATGAGACAAATCACCCAACATCACAGGCGGTATTCTGAAAATCCGTGCAACTTCTTCAACGCTGAACCGGCGAGCTTGAACCCAATCGCTATCCTCCAAACTCATGCTCAAAGTTTGGTACTCGACCCCGCTTTCAAGAACGGCAGTGCGGCCTGCGTTCGCACCGCCCGCATGTTGGCTGTTCCAACTTAAAGAAAGGTCGCGTTTTTGCTCAGGCCGGAGCGAGCCGGGAACCTTCAAAATGCCACTTAGTCGCGTGCCGTTTCTGAATGTGGCGTTACCGTGCTCATTCTCTGCAATAGCTAAATTCAGCACTTCTCTTGCAACTTGAATTGGGCTAACCCCCAACAGCGGGTCAGCCCCGGCCCGGTGTCGCAAGTGAAACACTTCGGACGGTAGATAGCGAATCACCAGGCCATCACGGTTTACGACCTCATACCCGCCGATAACGTCACCCTTGCGCATGACCTGAACAGCAGTGGGTTGCAGCGGATGGAGCTCTCTAACCTGCCCGTCACTGCCCCTCTCGATGCGAGCATAGCCATTGCCATGCAGCAACATGCACGAGGTAAGCCACTCCCTTAGCTCTACGGCGGATTGATACGGATTAGGCGCATGATGTAAGCAGGCATATAAGCTATGGTCAAGGGCCTTCACGCGGTCATCACCAGCCCGGCGATACAGGTGAAGGGGCAAGCTCCCGATAGCCTCAGAGATAGCAGCAACAGCCGCATAGCAGCTAGCCACGCTCTGCGCAGACTCAGGTGTGACACTGCCACCACTGCGCAAAGTTGCGAAGTTTGACCAGTAGTTGTCGCCATTGGCCCGGCGCTCAAATCCCAAGCTGTTGGCAATGCGGGTAATCAAGCTCATAGAGTTTCAACCCACAAGCGGCGCAAAATGCTTGCACCATCGTCCGGGTGAATGCACTCTGGCACCTCCCAAAACGATTGCTCTGGCCGATTGCGCAAGCTAACCTCAGTTTGAGAATAGGCTGGCCAGCTTTGCACCACAGATATTTCATGCAGCTCCACGGCACGCAGCTCGCGGGTGTTGCCCGTCCAGGCTTCATCGGTTGCGACAAACCCAAACGACATACCGCCCAAGTCGCCACGCTTGGCCAACTCCACCAGGTCACGCCCGGCGGCAGTGTCCGGCAGTTGCAAGCTGAACTGAAGACCTTTTGAGTCTTGTCTCAATTGCAAAGTGCCGGACTTGGTGCGGCCCAGCACGGCAGATTGATTGTGGTCTGCCAGTGCCAGCACGTCACGCCCGCTTGCCAGTGTTGCCGTGAACGCACCTTCTTTGATGCGCTCGGTGAATCCGCCGATGGCCGTATCGTTGCCAAAGGTCGCGGCGTAGCCGGTCAAGGTGCGGCCGCTGGCAGTAACACCAGCGGTAGCCCGGCGCTCGATAACAGGTGCGCTCATGGTGCTTTACAGTGCCAGGTCTTCGATCACTGCGAAGGCGTTTTCACGGCGCGGCACCATGTCCAGGGTGGTCAGGATGCGCACTTGCACGCCACCGCGGGAATACGGCCCCTCGGCCCATGCGTTACTCAAGATGTCCACACTGCCCCACGTTGCCACCAACATTTCACTGAAGTCACCCACAATGATTCGGCCCTTTGCAGGTGCGCCAGCTTTTTCTGCGAGCTGGTTTGTCACCGCAACAGGCAGGCCGGCCATCATGCCGTTTTCCAGCAAGTAGCCAGGCAGTGCGGCAGTCTTCAGCGCAGAGCGAAGTTTGGTTGCAATGGCCGGGTGCGTCAGCCAGGCGCTTGGATTGACATTCTCCAGCGCCAGGTCTTCCAGCACCTTGAGAATGGTCGTCCAGTTGAGCGTAGCCAGCGTGCCGGTGCCGGTGGCAGCAGTCAGCAGGCCCTCAGGCTCGGTAGTGCCGTTGCCGTGAATCAAAGCCTTGTCGATTGCCAGGCCCACCACTTGCACAAAATCATCCTTCACCAATTGCTCGATTGACGGATTGCTTTGTTGCAGCAGGGCCCGGCTCAATTCGGTGATTGCACCCACATGGCGCGGCTTCAGGGTGATGTTGTCGAATGTGATACCTGAGTCAGTCAGTGCCGTGCCTTCAGCGATCCATTGCGCAGTTGCGGTAGTGGCTTGGCGCGGGATAACAACATCACCACGCAAATTCGGCAGGACGCGAGCACCCAGGCTCTTAACCAGCATGGCGTTACGCAGTAACCCGACGAACTGGTCAGCGCGAAAGTCATCCGGCACGATACCGGCGGCAGTGGTGGTGGTTTGTGCGGCACGTTTCTCGAACAGGCTCTGCGGCACCAGGACACCACGCCCGACAGTGCCAGAGCGTTTTTGCTCTTGAGCGTACTCAGCCAGTGCGCCGGTCAAACTGCGGTTTTCCACTTGGGCATTGATTGCGTCAACCAGGCTAATCCGGCTTTCAAGTGCAGCAGCGGATTTGTCACCGACAGCACCAAGCGAGCGGCGCTCTGCGTCTTCAACAAATTGCGCCCGTGCCTCTGCGGCTTCCAGGCTGGTGACTTCGGCCTTGAGTGCGTCGAACTGGCTTTGCTCAGGTTGGGTAAGACTGCGGCCCTCAGCAGTATTCAGCAGTTGACGCATGGCGGCCACCTTGGCGGCCCGGGTTTCACGGATTTGTGCGATTGTTGACATTGGTTTGTTTCCTATAGGATTTGCAACTCAGTTGCGTTAGTGTGTACACGGGCGGGTTGTACCACAGTTTTGCAACTAATGCAACTCAGTTGCGTTATTGCTTTTGGCGTAAAAAAGCCCACTCGGTTGGTGGGCAGTAGATGCGCCGTGTTTTCGGCCGATCACAGTTTGTGGGCGGGATGGCTCAGATTTGAATCATCTTTTAAATTCCGTCTGTTCCCGTCTGTTCCCGTCTGTTCCCGTCTGTTCCCGGTTATCTCGGAACGGACAGACCGGATATCAATATTTCATTGATTCCGTCTGTTCCCAACATTTATTCCTTAGGGAACAGACG